GATTACCGAGAGCAGGTAACACTGTTTTTAGTTCTATTATGAATCAAAACCCTAATGTTGCAGCAACGGCAAATAGTATTTGTGCTGATATGATGGGTGAGTTATTTATGCTTAAGCATACAGATATATTTAAAAATTATCCTGATCACAAATCTTTTGATAACGTAGCAAAAACAGTATTTAAAAATTATTATAAAGATTGGAAACAAGATTATATAATAGACAGAGCACCTTGGGGATATCCTATAAATTTAAAATTTTTAAAAGAAACAAGATCTAATATAAAAATTATAGTTCTAATTAGAGACATAATAGAAGTATTAGGATCATTTATTAATTGGTCTAATAGAGAACCTACAGCATTTGTTAATCGATATGAAGCTAAAACTGTAGAAGAAAAATGTGATATGTTAATGAACAAAGATGGTCAAATTGTAAAAGAATTAATAGGTATAAAACATTTATTAGATCATCAACCTAAAGAAATATATCACGTAGTAAAATTTAATGATCTTGTAAAAAACACAGAAAACACCATAGATGGTGTATACAATTTTTTAGGTATATCAAAATTTAAACATGACTTTAATAATATAAGTCAATTTAAAGTAAACGACATGGGTTATGATGATACCATAGTCGGCAATGGGTTGCATACACTTAAAACTGGTGCTATAAGCAACTATAAAGAAAAGTATGATGCGTATAGTATTATACCAAAAAGTATCATTGATAAATATAAACAATGCAATTTCTGGGAGGAAATATAAATGTCGTCTAAAGATCTAGTTATACAAAAACTATCAAACTCACCGCTGGTTAAAAAAGAGTATAAACAAATGTTAACCAATATTAATGCAACACTACCTGCAATTAAAACATCAAGCTCAAACTTCTACAAGTCACACTCACAGTTTATGGGTGTCATGTTAGACGTTACAGCAATTACACCTATCAGATCAGTCAAGCACACACTAGCTGAACTAGATAAAACTAGAATGGCCTTGGAAGAGGCACAACTTAAAATGATGAAGAAGGATATAGAGCTTCGTCAAAAAGAAAAGAAACTAGCTGATGGTGATTTT